TATGTGTCATTATTGACATGACAAACATATAACAATATTTTAGAACTGCCAAATAAAATATAAAAAAAAGAGAGTAACATTTCTGCTACTCCCTTCCCAAATCAATGAAAAAAGCTCATAAGAGTTTACTAATATACAAAAATTATCTTACTATATACATCCCTTTAGGAACTGATCTAGTAAGTAAGTATTGAATTCCGTAACGACTAGCGTCTATAAGGTGGTTGTAGGAATCAATCGGCTTTACACCGTTAACTGCCCAGACGTAATTATTGAATTCTTTAATAAGGTTTTCTCCTTCTATATTTATATTGTAATCTTGCATTAACGATATACCAGTAACAATAGAACCTTTTGCTTTTATTGTTGGAGTAATATTAAGTGGAGGAGTTTTCATCTTCATTTCGGACAATAGACGTGGTTCAGAATTATCCGATACTATTAAATTTCTACCTGCAATCCTCACACAGTAATCATATATCTGGGAGGTAACTAAACCTTTTTTGTATAAATGTTCTTTTAACCAAATAATTTTCCTTTCTTTGTCAACTGCGATTTCTACAAGTGCAGTAGGATCATTGGAGAATCCAAAGTCAAGACCGTATATTGAATCTATATCCCTATTGAACTCACCGATCTGCCAATGTTTGAATATCACACCCTCTGCTCGTTGTAGCCATCCTCCTAGTATCTGATGTTGATACTTCTCTGGTCTACGTTCCTTCATACGGTCTATTTGATTCACAAAGGAATTACTTAAATGATTAAGGTTGTCTAGGTAGGTTGTATGGATGTAGGTTACCCCTTCTCTAGTCCCATTGAATCCATCTGGTATAGATCTATTCTGGAAGAACCTCTGGTATATCCAATGTTCTTTTGTAGTAGGGTTCAGAATCAATATACAGCGGTTTTTAGAGGTTTTACTACGGATGGAGTAGTCTATCTTATCAAAAGATAGTTCGTCCATTAGCTCCTCTGCTTCGTCCAATACGAAGGTGTTTATACCTTGTATAGACTTTAGCTTTGCGGTCTGGTCTCCAGATGCAGTTTTTATCCCACTAAAGTATATGGAGCTCCCATTGAGTTTATTAGTTATTTCAGTCTTGGTTATTTCAAACTGATTCTCTATTCCCATCAGCTCTAGCTTCTCCCTAAACTCTGGGATAATACTCATAGACGCTGAACTCATGGTGTAACGAGTGAATAATGTTTTGGTGTTTTCTTCGTAAGTAAGTAGAACTAAAAATGTATTAACGGCAAAAGATTTCCCAGAGCCTCGACCTCCTGTGATAACAAAGTATCTGCTATCGGTATTAAACAAGGTTTGGTACTTTGGGTTTAAATCTATTTTGTTTGCCATTTTCTAGGTTTTACTTCTGGTTTAACATAATATCCTAATATTGGATTAACTCTATAGTTCCAAAAATCGTAAGGCATTTCTTTTCCTTGACCTATGATCTTTTTCTTATTCGCCATCTTTTATCTCCTTATGATCTACATCTACTACTTTAGGCTTACCAAAATCTACAACAGGAATATTCACATTGGTATTTACATTTAACTCCTGCTGTTCTTTAGGTTTGCCATATCGATACTCCCATAGCATCTTAACGTAATTGAAGTTCCCTTCAGAGGCTTTCTCGGCTATAAACACCCAAGCCTTCTCTTCACTTCCAAAAGCCTTTTTAAGTGCCTTTAAAGTAAGTGCATTGGTCTCCTTCTCCTTAATCTTTGGAGGTCTACCTTGACCCCTATAGACTCCTTTTACAGCTCCATTGTTTCTCCTCCCATCTAATTTCTTTGGCTTCTTCTCCTCCATTATGCAACTACATATCCATTTCTTTCGTAATAATTCTCTCTCGCATCAGAGAACTCCTTCAGTTTCTTATACTTCTCGTTTATCTTTTCGCTGTCTACAACTAAAACATTATGTATCTCCTTGAGTTTATCATACTTGTTTTTAAGCTCATTAAAACTAGTAAGGAGCTCAATATACTGTGGGTTGTCAGATTCAGCATCAACAAACTTTTCTGTGAGTATCTTATCTACAGAATCTAAAAACATACGGTTTATGGTAATGTAATCAATTCTCAATGAAGAATCATATTCCATATACCCTTCCAACTGTTTTATTGAATGGAGAACCGTTGCATGGTTCTTATTAAATGTATTAGCTATCTCCTGAAAAGACATTTTTGTATTATCTCTTAACAATTTGTAAAATATAGATCTAGCCAACACATACCTACGCTGTCTATTTTTTCTATTTATTGATATCCCAAAATAGTTGTTTACTATCGTTGATGCTATCTTCTTTGTTTGTCTATTGAGTGCTATCTCCTCTATCAAATTCATAATCTTTTTTTCTATAATCTTTATATGCTTGTGCTATCCCACTACAGCATTCGTAGTGTTCTATATCTCTGTAGTAATTAAGAAGATGAGCTACCTCTTCCTCCCCCAACAGTCCTAAACACAACGAAAGGTAGGTGTCATCATAACATTCTTTCTTACTAAAGTACATCGTATAAGTAAAATTCTTTAACCGATTTCTTCTTCTCTATAAAGAAGTCCTTGTAGATTCTTACTGCCTGCAATGTTTTATGTTTACCAGATTCATAAAAATCTTTACTACATTCAAATATACCAAGACCCTTGCTAAACTTATCTACTACAACGAAAGTAAAGTTCTTATAGGATATATCAAACAAAGTACAATAGATATACATCTGCATATCATAGTTCCACTTTTGTGCACTCCATCTAAACTTCTGGAGATCCCCAGATGTGGTTTTTAAATCCACAATATAATCACCTCCAAGAATATCAGCTTTAGCCCTGAATGGTATATCAAATATTTCTCCTACAGCAGGAACTTCTGTTCTAGCTGCCCTCAACATATCAATACATTTTGAATTACCTAGAACTACTTCAGATAAATCTTCAGCATTCCACTTCTCCTTCTGGGTATAAACCTTATCGTGGGTAGCCAATGCCTCCTTATAAACTTTACTATTCTTGCTAGCAACATCCACAAAGTGTAAGTCTTTCCACTTTTCAGGCTCTAGTATCTTACAATGGAATAGCCATCCATCTCTCAAGGCTTGAACCTCACCTGATCTTTGCATCAAGCTATCTTGATATTTCTTTGGTGAATCTAATAGTTTGGAACAGCTAGAGCTAGACAATACATTACTCCCAAGATATCCATAATAGAAATCATCATCCATCATGTTGCCTAATAGCTCTTGCTTGTTCCAGAACTTACCATCAAGTGTTGTTATCGTATTCAAACTAATATTGCTTTAAGTATTATCTTCTTCATCTCTGGAGATACTTCAGGATCAATTAAGTCCTCTTGGCATTCCTTTAGTAAACGAAGTCTCGCATAAAACTCAACAGCACTATCTTCGTGGTTGAGTTCCTCTAATAAATCTTTTGTTCTTCCCATAATTATTGTATTTGATTTAACATAAACTTTATTGCTCTCTCTACATATTCTATACAGAAAGCGAATGGTGTTACCAGAACAGTTAAGATAAAGTCAACTAGGAATAATATAAATATCCCTAGAAAGATAGTAAGGTTTTGGGGCTTAAAAAGGATTAGCTTCAGAATTTTCATTGTCTATCTTTCAAACAAAGATATAACAATTTTTGAACTGACAAATAAAATTTACTTTTTTGGAGTAAATTGTTCTTTCCAGATTGTTTGGCAAACTGCAAATCTTTGGTCTCTGTCTTTGTATTCAGCTCCCATCTTTGCATTACCCATACACCTTCTGGTGAAGTCTTTATTCGTCTCGTACTTCTTTGGTTTCAAAAGTGGCATCCTCTAATCTTTTTATTTTTTCTAAAGCTACGACAAGAGCTTGTTGTGTGATTTTAATGTCGTGTTTCATTTTAAATAACTCCGATTCCTTCATTTGTTTATACTATGTAGTTTATAGTTCTTAATCTCCCAGTTATCAGCATCAAGTTCAAATGAAGTACCATCAGCTCTAGTTCTATATTCTCCCTTCTTATAAAGAGTAGCCTGTTCTATAAATTCTTTTTTAGTAATCCAACCACATACCCATAGATTTTTAGTTCTAGTATTTACAGAACAAAACATAAAAGCATCTGCTTGATGATTACGTTGAGCATCTACAAAATTATTAACGTAATCTAATTTTGGATTTACTCTTCTCTCCATAGACTTTATATCTACCTTGTACCCATTCCATTCAATATCATAACCCCCATCAAATCCATTTGGTATTAACGGAGGGTAGCCTAAATGCTTTCTAACTACATTCTCCGATACAACTCCAATGAATTGTTTTCTTGGAGAACCATCATAAAAACCTCTTTTGCCAAAGTTATTATTACGAATCAGTTTTCTTGAATACTCGATTATATTTTGATCTATATGGAGCTCTATCATTTGTTTAGACTCTTAATCTTTTCTA